TTACGATGACGCCAGATATTATCAAGAAGATGGGGCTACAGGGTAAGAATTTAACTGATTATTCCATAGAAACTGTGAAGATGTTTTATGATGATGCAATCAAGTCAGGATTTACTATCTAATGAAAGCTTTTGAAGAAAATGAAATCTCAAAGAACGCTAATGGTGGAACTGAGATTGCCAAAAGAAAACTAGCCTCTATTATTGATCCATCATTACTAGAACACTTTCAAATCATTTCATCCCGAGTCAGAGAACTTGATGAAACTAAGATTCGAGTTCTTTGGCAGCATGACCTGTCACAAGATCCAGAGTCAGCCAAGCTTAGAGATGAAAGTTTTCAAGATAAATTTCACAAGTTTGTCTATATTTCAAACTGGCAAATGAATCAATATCAACTCTATCATGGGCTTCCTTATGATACAAAATCTATTGTTCTTGAGTCTGCTATTGAACCGGTTGATTCTATGCTTAGACACACAAACAGTGATGGGAAGATCCGCCTAGTCTATACATCAACACCACAGCGCGGTCTTGATATTCTAGTCTCTGTATTTCAATATTTGGCAGATAAATATAATGATATTCATCTAGATGTATTTTCTAGTTTTAAGATCTATGGTTGGGAAGATGCTGATAAGCAATTTGAACCACTTTATGACCAAATCAGAAATCATCCTCAGATGACTTATCATGGATTTGTTCCTAATGAACAACTAAAATTACATCTAAACTCTTGTGACATTTTTGCTTATCCATCAATCTGGATGGAGACCAGTTGTCGTGCTATGATTGAAGCTATGTCTGCTCAACTGGTCTGTGTTCATCCAAACTATGGTGCTTTAGCCGATACTTCAGGTTCTCTTAATGTGATGTATCAAGGGACTATGGATAAAGCTGAACATGCTAATATTTTTTCTTCGCATCTTGAAGCTACAATTCAGTTTATTCGTGATAAAAACCATGAAGATATGGTAAGATTCAATAAGGTTTATGTTGACAGTCGCTATAATCTTGATAGAATCAAGAGGCAATGGGAAGGTATGCTCAACGAACTATTGAAGAAATATCCTACTGAAGAAAGTCGACAATTCCCAAAACCGCAGTTTGTATATAAAACTTCATGATTATTTCCAAAACACCTCTACGGATTAGCTTTTTTAGTGGAGGCAGTGATCTACCTTCATTCTATGCTAAAAAAGCAGGTGCAGCATTATCCGTGACTATAGATAAATATATCTATGTTATGGTTCACGGTAAACCACAAGCAAGTAATTTTGTTACATCTTTTGATACCATTGAAGATTTTGAAAATCTTGATAGCATGACACACGATATTACTCGTGAAACATTAAAACATTTTAATATTGAAACACCACTTCATGTAACTTCAGTTTCGGATATTCCATCCAGAGGTTCTGGTCTAGGATCATCATCTGCTTTCACCGTAGGACTTATCAACTGTATTCAAGAAACTACCGATAAAAAGAAGCTAGCCGAACTAGCGTGCACAATTGAGATGGAACGATGCGGATATCCTATAGGTAAACAGGATCAATATGCCGCTGCAACCGGCGGTATAAATCTATTTGGCTTTACAAAATCAGAAGTTACAAATACTCCACTTAATATTAACCATGAAACTTTACAAACTCTACAAGATAATCTTATCTTAGTTTATTCGGGGATTGGTAGATCGGCTAATATGATTCTTTCCGCCCAATCTAAACTTATGGATGATGAAGTTAAGTTTAATTTAGTCTTAAATGGGCGTAATAAAGCTATTACAGCCGCATATATGCTCATAAAGGGTGATGTAGATTCTTTTGGTGATCTTCTACATCTTGCTTGGATAGACAAGAAGCAAATTACTAAAGAGATTTCAAACAGCAAAATTGATCATATCTATACAACTGCTATTGATAATGGTGCTATAGGTGGTAAAGTTCTTGGTGCAGGTGGTGGTGGATTCTTATTATTTTATTGCCCAAAAAAAAATCAAGAGAAAGTTATAAGTTCTATTATGTCAGAAACCGAATGTAGAGTATATGACTTTAAGTTTACTTCTGAAGGTTCAAAGATTATCTATACAGAGGATCAAAAAATAAATGGTTGACAATATATGAGAGGTATGATATATTAAATTATGACTCAATCCAATAATATCGTCCTTTTCCCTAATAAGAAAAATAAATACAATGGTCCTCAAACCATTGAAGAAGTTGATGAGTCTATGGATATGGTAAAACAGTTTCATATCCAGGAAACCATAGAGACTATTATACCGTCACTTTTTGACCAGTTACATGTAGCTGGGTTTCAACCAGATGAAGATGATGATAATATTTTAAAGCATTCTGCTATGGTAGTAGAATCAATCCGTTCTTTGCTTTGTATGCTTAAAAGTATTGATCATCCACTTCAATTGATTGCAAATAATCTTTTTATCCAGACTTCCGACGGTCTAGCAGTCTCTGATAAAGTTAAAATTATTATCACTCAACAAGAAGGAAAGGGTGAATAACCCTTATAAGTATGCTAGTCATTGATTTTTCCCAGGTGATGCTCTCCAATATCATGGTTCAGATTGGTAATCATACCAATGCTCAACTAGATGAAAATATGGTAAGACATATGGTATTGAATTCTATTCGTATGTATAAGACCAAGTTTGGTGCTGAATATGGTGAGCTAGTAATTGCTTGCGATGCATCAAACTATTGGCGTCGCACACTCTTCCCCTATTATAAAGCTAATCGTAAGAAATCACAGGCTGCTTCTGAACTAGACTGGAAAGCAATCTTTGAATGCCTCAATAAGATTCGTGACGAACTTTTGACTATATTTCCATATCGTGTCATCCGTATCGATACCGCTGAGGCTGATGATGTGATTGCTACTTTATGTCATGAGCACGGAAATACTTCTAATAAGATTCTGATTATATCAGGAGATAAGGACTTCCAACAACTTCAGTCTTATATGAACGTAAAGCAATATAATCCAGTACTTAAGAAGTTTATCACTTGTAATGATCCATCAAAGTTTCTTAAGGAACATATCATCAAAGGCGATTCTGGTGATGGCATCCCAAACTTTCTATCAGATGATAATTGTCTTGTGGTTGGTACTCGACAAAAGCCAATCACGCAAAAGAAACTAGATTCTTATTTAAATAAGAATCCAGAAGAGTTTTGTCAGTCTCTTACTGAACTTCGTAATTACAAGCGTAATCAACAGCTCATTGATCTTTCAAATATTCCACAAACTGTATCGGAATCTATTATGGAAGAATACAACAAACAAGCTAATAAAAAAGCTCCAGAGCTAATGAATTATTTTATCCAATACAAACTAAAAAATCTAATGGAACACATCAATGAATATGTATGAGGAAAAAGTCTAAATGAAGCTAGGAGTTGCAGAAATACTTGAAAAAACCTCAAGTATGACTAGTCGATCTGATAGGATCAGAATGCTTCAAGAGAATGATGGTGTAGCACTTCAGACAGTACTTCGTGGAGCATTTGATCCAGCAGTTAAATGGCTTCTCCCTGAAGGCGCGCCACCGTATAAGCCAAATGATCTAGTGGATCAAGAACACATCTTCTATCATGAATGTCGAAAGATGTATCTATTTGTTGAGGGTGGTAATCCTAGCCTCAAACAGCTTCGTAGGGAATCATTATTTGTTCAGTTACTTGAAACTGTTTCAGCAGATGACGCTAAACTATTATTGGCTATTAAAGACAAATATCTACCATATCCAGGTGTTACACCAGATATTATCAAGGAGGCATTTCCAGGACTATTACCATGAGCAAAAGCAAAAAAATCTATAAAGATCCTGATATTTATGATGAAGATGAATACCTAGATAATATTCTTAGAGATAGAGAACGACGAAAGAATAAACGACTTACTAATGCTCTACGATCTAAAAATGTTAATGATTTAATGCGAATAGAAGAAGATGAGGAAGACTAATGCCAACTTATTTGTATAAAGATATAAATACTGGTGAAGAGCAAGAGCTCTTTATGTCAATAACAGAGAGGGGCAAGTATCTAGAAGATAATCCGCACATGACTCAACTTGTCCATGGTGCTCCTGCTCTGGGTGATTCTATTAGACTAGGTTTAAAGAAGCCTGATGATGCTTTTCGAGATAGACTAAAAGAAATCAAGAAACATCACTCACTTGGAATAACTAAGAGTAGCATAAACACTTTTT